GGGTTCAAATTCCCGTTTAAAATCCTTTTCCGGGCGTGCGGTAAATCGTCCGTTCAATTCCCGGATAATGTACCAACTTTCCGGCACGTCAACGAATATTCCGTTGCCATCGGGAAAAGAAAACATTGCTTTGCCGTCCAGGGTTCGGGGCGTCGTAACCGTTCCGCCTCCGGTAAATCTCAATACGGCGTCCACATTGTCCCGTCTAAATTGGATTGCGTCAACCTCTAACAAGGTGCGACAATACCGGGTTCCCGCCGTGGTGTCCGGGTCGCTTAATCGGGTGCGCATTTCCTCCGGGTATTCCTCCGGGTCGTACTTCATAAAAACCGACTGCCTACCATCGGCATAAAAGAACTCAATAAGACGGTCGCCCAATCGTCCCCGGATTGCCTGTTTTAACGCCTCAATCCTTTGTCCCTCGGCTTTATCGTTTCCCTCGCTTCCATTTTGCGCCCAACTCAAACGTATTGAGGTATCGGACGCCGTAACCTCAATTTCTTGTTTTGTTATGTCCTCAATCATTGCGCACATATCGCAATCAAAGGGGCTTAATACTTGTTTGTTCATCGCTCTAAAAATTTATTTGTTATTACTATCCGGGGCGGCTTCAACCTTAACCCCGGCAATTGTTCCGTTATAATTAAATTCCAATGTTTCGACGCCCTTAAATCCCCCGACGATACGCAACAAACGCCAATAAATCGTTTTCCGGTCGCTCCTATGGTATTTGTCGCATTTCCTACCTATTCCGGGGCAATCTTCCCTTTTGATTTTGCAGCGAACGCAACGTTGCATAAATATTGCGGGGTTGTTATTGGCTAATCGTGCATCCGCCGCCGTCCATATCTCGGAAATCAATACCATACCCCGGTAAACGCAACGTTCGCCGGGGTTGTACTCTCTGTTTGGGTCGAACGGTTCGGGTTGCTTTACTCTCATTCTTTGCCCGCTTCGTTTACATAGTCAAACAATGCGTCCAAATCGTCCTTTGCGCCTTTTACGCAAATTCGCACCCTATCGCCCCCGGCTAATGCGGTTTCGACAATCTCACAATTATACCGGGGGGCGTTTATTTGTATCATTGCCGCCGTGGTATTCGTTACAAACTCGTTTCTTTCTTCCATGCTCTCGGATTTTTGAAGTAAATAAAATGCCTCCGTTGGTTCGTTCTCGCTTTGGCATGCCCCCAACAAAAGCGTTGCCAAAGATAACAATAAAATCTTTGCTTTCATCGTTTTACCTTTCTTTTAATCCATATAAACCGTATGCCAATGCCGACAAACAATATTTTCGCCTCAATGTCAACATAACGGTCGTAACCGTTGACCGCATCCACGGACACGCCGGGAACAACAAACCAACTCTTATATTTCCAATATTCCCGGACGTACACGCAAACGCCAACCCGTCCGATATGAACCCCAATTTGCGCCGTATGAACGTCGCCATTGTTCGGGATAATTCCGATTTGCTTTTTACTCATTGTCTTTTCTGTTTAATAATTCGTAACTCTCTTTGTCAACTACCAACGCCCGTGGGTATTCGGTTATTACTCCCTTTGTATAAACCAAATTATAAATACCCAATTGCCCCTTAATTGGAAACTCAACAACCCGGCGGGGGTTCCGCATCATCCAACCGAACCCCTTTGTTATTGACTTGCGTTTTTCGGGGGGTATGCGGGTATTTTCCCAATCCTCCGGGGTAAACTCGGCGACGGGCTTAACGTCGTACAACTCAACCAACCCCAACGTTACCCCGCTTTCATATCCCGCAATTACGGGATTGGCGGACGAACAAACCATTAAATCGCCCCGGTACGGTGTGTTTTTACTTCGTACCTCAATACACTTTTCGCCGTAAACAATCCCGTTGTCCTCATACGCCGCCGTTACCAACTGCGTTGCATACGGGTTTTTAACGGTTAATGCACGCCAACGGTCGTGTTGGGCGGGGTTATAATCTTTGCTATTAAACTGCATATTTTTTAATTTTTAAACCTCGGTTCTTGGTGTACCGGGGCTTTGGGTTCATACTGTTTTTTATCCTTTGGCGGGTTCTTTAATTGCCACGGCAAAAAATCGCCAAATTCATGTATCATATTAGTTTTTGTAATGGTCGGATATTCTTTGTTTTCGTCAAAGTCGGCGGCTAATATATTCCATGCCGCCCCCTTTGTCATACCCTTGTTACCCGTTGCCGTTTTCGTCCAATCCCTTATTCCGGCTTTCGCCTTATCAAACATATCTTTCAATTGGGCGTTTGTGATTGTTTCCGCTAATTTGCGGGCTAATGTTCTATTCATAACTAAACAAATTATAATTTGCCGGGACACAATAACCGGGCAATGTTTGCCGCTCAATCCCGGACGCCTTAACAAAACTATCTTTCCAATATATCCGGGGCGTTTTGTTTGGGTGCGCCTCCCAATAGTCGAACACGTCGTTGTAAAACGTCAATGTTTCCCGCTTGGTATATCTGCAACCACTTTGTAACCCTATCTTAAACAAGTCAACAAACGGGTACGACAAAGCAATTACAGAAAACGCCCGGTCAAACATTCCCACGGGGATTGGTTCAACGCTTGCAAAGGTACGGAACCCGTGGCGTTTCGCCCGTGCCAATGCGTTTATACGCATCCGGTTTGGGCTTGCTTTTGGCTCCAATTCGTCGCACCCGGTCAACGTGGAACCAATGGCAATGCGGGATTTATCCCAACCCTCGGACGCCTCGGCAAAGTCGATTAAAATATTGATACCCTCGGCGCATTTGCTCAACACTTTAACCGGGACGCCGTGGCGTTGACAAACTCCGATTGCTTGGCGGGTCAATCTTTGCGTTTCCGGCAATAACGGGTCGGTCGTAAACGAAAAGAATAACCCCGTTTTTTGCAATTCGTCCTTATGCTTCAACAACTCATTCGTAAATATATCCAATGCGTATGGATATTCTCGCAATGTCTTTTTCAATTCCGGGGTATTGCCTCCCAACACTTTTGCGCCCCTCCCTTTGCGCAAATAACAATACGTGCATCCGTTAGAACAACCAACATAAAAATTGGCGGCGTTCTCGGCATATTCCCCGGCTTTTCCTTTTGGGCTGTAAATAACCCGTCCGTTTATCGCTCCCATAACTCAAACAGATTAAAACGGTAAATCGTCCGACGGTTCCGGGGCGGGTGCGGGCGGTGCGGTTGGCGGGGCTTGCGTTCCGGCTCCGGTTGTTTTCGGGGTCAACATTTCCATATCGGTTGCGACAATCTCGGTAATGTATCGTTTCACGCCTTGCGCATCGTCATAACTCCGGGTTCTTAATTCTCCCTCAATATAAAGTTTATCGCCCTTTTTAACGTACTGATTGGCAACTTTCGCTAAACCGTTTTGCAATACTATGTTATGCCATTCGGTACGCTCCGGGATTTGTCGCCCGTCCTTTGTGGTAAAACCTCGTTTCGTTGTCGCCAAAGTGATTGTTGCAACGCAACCGCCGTTGTCGAACTCTTTAAAATCCGGGGCTTTGCCCGTATTTCCCAATAATGTAACCTTGTTTACACTCATAATTATTTGAATTTAATTCCGTCTAACAAATACAATTTCTTATTATCAGACCAACCCGCCGCCATGTTTAAGGCTTTCCGGTCGTCGTCATGTACAAACTCGCAATACCACGAATTACCGCCAACATTCGCTTTTTCATTCAATCGTACCAATTTACCGACAATATACCGGGCAAACTTGGCGTATGCGCTTGTTTCTGATATATGGATAATTCGGCGTTCTGCATTTATTTTCGGCAATTCTTCGATTTGCGGGCGTTTTTCCTCGGCGGGGTATCTTTGTACCCTCTGAAAATCTTTTTTGATTGACGACCGGGAAATTGCCCCAAAATCGGGGGTTCTCTTTTTTGTTCTCATTAACTTAACCTTAATTGTTGATATTCGGATTTAAGTAACTCAATCAACCGCATATTTGCCGGGTAAATTCTCATTCGTTCCCGGTCGCCATTCTCCCAACGGTTATGGCTTTCAAAACAAAGGATATTGATATTGCGGGGGTCGTGCGCTATTTCCGGGTGCGCCCCACGGGTCAAAATATGGGAACAATAGACGGCGGAATAATTTGCCAATGGCTTTAATGTTTCCTCGCATCGGTGCGGCTTATGCTCCCAAACCCAACGGAAAAACCGTTCATTTGCCGCCATGATATTTGCACCACGCCCGAAAACACAATGTCCGAACAATTCCCGTTGTATCTCAACCCTCAAACGAATATCCATGCGGAAATTACGCAAATCCAAAAGGGGATTATACCCCCTTTGGATGCAATAATTGTATTCGTCCCGGTCTGTTAGCAAATACGGTTCCATTGCCTTACATATCCCCGGTTTCGTCGTTTTCCTCGTTTTCGTCCGCCGGGTCGTCAACGTTCGGGAACAATCCGTTATCCTCTACCTTTTCGGCACTCAAACCCGGTGCGGGTTCGCCATCAGCCCCGAACAACTCCAATTGCGCCTTTTTGCCTTTGAATAAAAAGGCGTAAACCTCGGTTTCAATATCGGCGGCAATTTCTTCTAATTCTTCCTCAAACCCGAACGTTTCCGTATTGAATTTAAGTCGGGGGGAATTGATAGCGGTTTTTTGATTGTTTGACACGGTAAACAACCCGGTTAAAACAACCCCTACGTTATCGTCTTGACCGGAAAAGGACACGCCCCGAACCTCTATGTTTTTCAACATTTCGTCGGCAAAATCCCGTGATAACTCGCTTTGCTTTTTGGTTGCTTTGAAATCGGACGTTTCAACCATTGAAAGAAAGGACGTAATATTAAAAATCCGTCCCATGATTGGGCGCAAACGGTCGAAACAATCCCGCAAATCCGGGTGTATGTCCTTTGCACTTTCGACGTGGTATTTGTTCGTGTAACTCTCATTACCGATTGTTTCGGTAACTTCATAATGTACGTCTAACCCGCCGTCCTTTAATGTCTTGACTTTCGACAATGCAAACGCCTTTTCGCTTGGTATCAACATAACGTTTGCGGCTTTTTTTTCTTCGCTCATATTGTAATATTATTTGTTGCCGGGAACCCGCCCGGCATCGGTTTTATAAATCATCTTCAACGTATCGTTTTAATTCCGTTTGGAATTGTTCCCGTTCGTCGCTTTCACGTTCTAACAATCCGTCGTACAATTCCTGGTCGAATATATCGTTAATCGCATCGTCCAATAAGGAAATCAGTTTTTCCGGTTTAACGGCGTCTAACTCCACTTGACCCAATCCGTCCCAATTGGCGGTACGGCTGTCTGTTTCCTTTGCCGGGGCGGGCGGCAACTTCCATTCGATAACCTGTTGTTCCATCAACGCAATACGTCGTATTTCGACCCCAAAAATACCGAACTTTTGCAAGTTTTCGCCAATCGACCGGGGTATATCTTCGCCCGACGGGTCGTAATCGCCAAAATATAGGATAACACATTGTTTGCCGTTGGCTTGCGCCTCTCTCAATCGTTCGGACAATTCAAACAAGAAAGTCAACGACGGATAACCTTTACAAGCCCCAACCGCAATATCCCAATTACGGCACGGTTTCGCAAAAACGCCCTCCAACGCTTTCTTTTCAATCAATATTTCCGGGTAAATCGGTTGGTTTTCCCAACGGTTTTTATGATACGAACGCATCCACGCCCTAACCTGCGCTTTTGCTTCGTCTTGCTTTTCTTCCAAATCGGTTGGTTCCGCTTTAGTTTCGCCACACATTGCCCTATCTCGGTCGCTGAATGCCTCAAAGTCAACCCGCCCGTCCCATCGTGCAACCTCCATTGCAGAAACAACACGTTTATAGTGCTGCAACGTGTTTGTCATACCAATACTAACTAACTGATAATGCAACGCACGGATTGTCAAAACTCCGGGTTCGTATCGGCTTAAAATCTCAACGGAATTTTCAATTATCCAATCCCTTGTAAATTCGTCTTTTGTTCGCTTTGCCATTTCAAAAATCGTTTTCGTCCAACAATTCCCGTGTTTTACTATTCGACGGAACCGCCGGGCGTTCCGGTTCCGGGGTTGGTTCCGGGACGGGTTCCCCGGTTCCGATTGGTTCCGTTACCGGGTTGGGGTCGTGGAACTCAATATTGCGCCCGCCTTTGGGCTTTTCCGGCTCAAATTGGGCTTTGAGTTGTTCCGCCGGGTATTCCTTTTGCGCTAACTCAATAATCCCCAAATTAACCAATTCCGGGACGCAACGGCGCAACGCCCTTATGTCCTCTAATGCGTCATGCGCCGGGAATGTTTCGCCGGGGAATAACTTACTATATAATTCCTCTAATTTGGGATATTTTCCCGGTCGCCCGTTTGAATACAATGCGCCGACAAACTTAATCGTTTTCATCATTGTATCAATGCGTTTGCCCTTATGTAATGCGTCCTCAACGTGTGCGTCGTAATATTCCCGTCCACAATAGCGCAAAACGTTTGCTTTTAACATTGAACTATCAAAGTAAATGTTGTGCGCACATACAAGCGGGGCGGCGTTGGCATCCGCTAAAAATTCGTCCACAACCTCGGCAAACGGCACGCCCTCGGCAATTGCCCGTTCGGTTGTTATACCATGAATTGCGGTTGTTTCCGGGGGTATCTCGTAATTATCGGGTTTGATAATATAACTTTTTTCCTTATCGCCCAACGACCATGCCAATTGGACGACGTGCGGGAATTGCTCAAAATCCGCATCCCATTTCAAACCCTTTGCCGGAACCCCGGTTGTTTCACAATCAAAGAAACAAACATCTTTCAAATCAATTTTTTGCATAACCTTAAATATTAAATCGTTAATTACTGTTTTCGCTCTCATTGCGGTATTTATCCCGCTTTTTCTCCAACTCCAAAACGTCCCGGTTTTCCTCAATGTATTGTTTTACATCTTTGCGGCAATATGGTTGGTTCTCTAACCAAAGCAAATGCCAATACGGTACGTTTTCCATCGGTTGCCCCTTAAATTTACCTTGCGGCATCGGGGATTTGTCGTTTAATTCCATACTAAAAAAGTCTTTTTTGCCCGTCCTCGTTGGGGGTTTGTTCAACATATTTTGCCCGTGTAATCCAAACGCACCCGCACCGCAAACACTTTATCCGGCTGTAATGCTTTGGCGTGTATTCGTGGCGGATAATCCGCCAACCCGCCAACGGGTAATTTTTCCGTTTTCCGTTACACTTGCAAAACATACCTACAACGTTCGGGGGTCGTCAATAAATGTATTGTATTCCTCGGCGGCAATCTGTTTGAGCGTTTCGATATGTTCGATTAACTCGGCGTTCGACAAATCCGCCACGGTGCGCAAATCGTGGGAATATATCCCCGTTTCTTCGTTGACCCGTTCAACGTACATAATTGGGGAAAACTCCCGCAAACGTCGTTCGGTTTGTTCCTCTGTAAGACGTTCGCCCGCCTCCCAAATTGCGTGCTTAAACGTCGGTACAACATAGTTGAAATAATACCCTTTCAAAGCCTCGGACGAACCGGGGGACGCAACAATAAACCGGGCAATAATGCGGGAACCTTTCCAACCCTTGAAAAACTCGTTTAATTCCCCCATGTACATTGCCAACCCGCCGTTATTGTTTATTGTTCCCGTCGCTGTTATTTCTCGCTTTTTCATCGGCTATTAATTTTTGCATTGTGTTACTAAATGCCGTCATTCCTAAAGTATGAATAACGCCCCGTTCCATACTCGACAATCGTGTTTCCCGCTTATCCATAATCTTTGCGAACGTAACGACAAATTCGCCCGGCTCCAACAATCCGGCGGCGTGCAATTTGTCGATTGGGTGCGCTTGTAAACGTTCGTCCGGCTTCAACTCTTTACGGGCTTTTTCTCGCTTTTCCCATATATCCCGAATTTCGGCGGCGGCATTGTCGTAAAACAATCGCATTTTCAAAACATCGGCAATTGATAAATCAGCCACGGCGGTTGGTTGTTCTTTTTCCGGCTCCGGTTCCGTCGTAACGGGTGCAACCTTACCGTTGTTCACTCCATAACCAAATAACGCAAAATCGCCCTTTGTCGGGTCGTCCGGGAATATCTCGGCGAAACGGTCGGTTATCTCAATGGCTGTTTGCAAATCCGGTGTCCGACGTTTTACAAGCCCCAACCGCAATGCCTGTTTATGTACGTGGGTATCTAATGGAATGATTAAATTACGGGGGTCGCAAATCGTCCACAATCCAAAGTCAACCGGGGAACCGTGGCGACACATCCAACGCAAAAACATACATAAGCGTTTGCAACCGCTTTTCGTTTCCATATCCGGCATGCCCTTAACATCGCCGAAAAGACGTTGTAATTGCTCCAATGGACGCCCGCCCGGTTGCGCTTGCAATGCCTTTTCCATGTTCTCAAACTTACTATATACGTCAAATAAGCGGGCGCAAAGGTCGTGAAAATCGGCGTATGTAAACGTTCTATAAAAATTCTCTTTACTGCCTTTGTATTGCTTCCATTCCGGGGCGGTTCCCTGCGTATCGGTTCCAACAATGTAATGATACGGCGCACCCTTGAAAATTTCCCGGTCGATAAAATCCGCCTTTTGGATTATCTGTTTGCGGGAACCCCACGCAATCCACGCCGTAACAAATGCGCTAATCTCAATATTTACCCGACCATCGTAACGGTGCGGGATTTGCACCGGGTCGGATTGGATAAACTCGGCGGTTTCGTATTGTTCCGCCCAACGTTTCAAATTATCGTTCAATGTATATGCCATTGTTTTAGATTTTAAGGGGACGGAAAGCCCGCCCCCGGTTATTATTCGTTTTCTGTGTATTCCTCAACAACTAAATCAGTTTGTCCCCGCTTTACTTCCTCTATAAAGCCCTGAAAACCGTTTGCCCTTGCAATGTCTATAATCGCCTGTAAACGCTTTTCGCCCAAACTTTCGCCCCTTGCAATGCGGAACACCTTAACCGTCGGATTGCTTGCAATAATCAATTTGGCGGCAACCTCCATAATTTGACTATCTGAAACTTTCCCGGCGACGAACGGCACGCCGTTTAATTCTAATCCGTCGTCCGTGAACGAAAGCCCGGCAATAGGTAATTCGGACGTTGCAATAAGGGTTTCCCGTTCCTTTGCCAATGCGCCTAATTTTTCCTCAAACGTGCGGGCGATTTTCTCGGCGATTTCCTTTTGTTTTTTCTTTGCCATGTAATCTACAACCAACGCATTGATACGGTTGTGTTCCTCGGCTTTTTTCAGTTGTTCCGCCGTATCTAAATTTTCCGGGTTATTGGCTTCGTATTCCTCTAACCATTTGTCGGCATTCGCTTTGCGCTTTTCAAAATCGGCTTTTTCCGCCTCAATGGTTGCCAATGTTTCCTTTAATTCGGCATCGACGTTTTTACGGGACGTTTTCGCCTCTTTTTTGGCGTCCTCTAACCGTTTTTGCGCCTCGGCGATAATGCGGGCAACCTCTTTTTCTTCATTCGCTAAATTGGTATCAATAACCGCAACGGCTTTATCGTGGTTATCGTTGGCGGTTTTAATTCGTCCGGGGATTGCCGCCAATTGTTCAACCCTTTGTTGCCGGGTTTGGCGAACCGTTTTTGCTTTCTCAATTAACCGGGCGTTCTCGTTTTGTTCTTCCATCAACGCCGTAATATCCTTTTTCTCGGCATACGTTTTGACGTCGCCGGGCTTCAATTGCTTTTCGGCGTTGGCGCAAATGGTTGTGTACGTCTTAACCTCGGCGTTGGCGTCTTTTCTTTTGTCCTTAACGGTCGTAACCTCGGCGTCAATTTCTGCAATACGGGTGCGCACTTTTTCCGGCAACAAAGCCTTTACAACCTCAATTTGTTTGCGGCGTCCCTCGGCGGTTTCGCTCCAACGGGAAAACTCCACGGCGTCAAAGTCTTGGTAGCCGAAAATCTTTTGCAACATAGAAACGTTATCCGAACGCATCCCGGTTGTTTGGGATTTAATGGATAACGTCCCACGGGGGTTGGCTTTGGTAAACTTTAATTCGACCTCGTAATTTTCGCCGTCGTTACCTACAACCATTTTTGCAAACCCTTTGTCCTCTCCATTTTTCAACACGGCGTCCCGGTTCCCGGTCAACATTGCGCCGATTGCTTTTAAAAGGGTTGATTTGCCTAACTCATTGTCCCCGGTAATGAAATATACATTACCCTCAAAATCTGCGTTGAACTCTTTGATAACTTGAAAATTCAACAATTCCAATTTCTTAATATACATCGCTCTAATTGTTTATGCCGGGGTTTCCCCCGGCGGTTATTACTATTTTGTTGTTAATCTCATTCGTTGGTGTATCATGGTTTGCACCTTGTTAAGCGCATCCCGGTTGGCGTCAACCTCTGACCGGGTACAATCAGCAATGAAATTTTCCAAACTCTTATATAAGTCGTTTAATTCCTTTGCCGTCATTGCGTGCCGAACGGCTCCCAATTCGTCTTTATCCATTTTTGCAAACTCTTTTAAGCGTTTCTAAATCCCGGCGTTTGGGTTCGTCGGCGTTCTTTGTCGCATCAATCAACGGCATATCATTTGTTTTTGCCGTCCATTGTTTCCCGGTAACGGGGGACGTGTAGGTTACTTTGTAATGTCCGTACCCGGCAAATTCAAACCGGAAATCGCTAATTGTTGTTTTCGCTCTCATATCTTTTAATTTTAGAGTTACCGGGAAAACGCCCGGTCGTGTTATTATCATGCCGCAAATATACGTATAGTTTTTATATTACCAAAACTTTTACCTTTTATTTTCGGCTATTTTTTTATTTTCCGCAATAATCGCCCCAAAATAACGCATTTACCCACGCCGTCAAACTCAACTAACATATTGCCGTTGCGCCCTCTTATACATTTACCATCAGAACGACGAACCGCCCGGCACGGCATACGTCGCAATTCCGGGCGGGTCAATCGGTCGCCTAAATAGATATAATCCATTTCGTCCATATCAAAACAATTTCATTTGTGTATCGGTCAATACAGCAACGACCGCATCAACTTTGCGTTCCCAACTTTCCAACGTTGCCAATTTTTCCGGGGTTGGGTTCCGTTGGCAACGTCGTTGGTTGTGCCGCATCTGTTTTACCATTTCCGCCAAATCTTTTGCCGTTATTTTTTCGGGATTTTCGATTTGCGGGGCTTTTGTTTCGTCTGCCATATAATAAGCAACCATTTGAATAATTAAACGTCCCTACGGGCTTAAAATAAACGGTTGTGCATTTGTTGGGGCAAATTTTCCAAAACCCAACGGGGGTTGTTTTGTAAAATGAACCGTCCAAAGTGCATTATTAATGTTGCGTCCGCATTCCACAACGCCGGGGTAATTTCCGGGTATAATTTCCCGGCAATATCCCGGAACCGTCGTTTGCGGTCTGCCTTTTCCTCCTTTTTCCCTTTTACTTTGATACGCAATTTAAGGTCGTTTTGCCACTTCATAGCATTAACCAAAACAAATGGTATTTCGGCGACGGTTATAATGGCTTTCAAATGTTCAAAGTTTTGCAACATCTTTTGAATGCGGTACAACTTACCCATGTTTGCCCCGGCATCCCCAACCGTTACGTCGTCCGGGCGAACGCTCAATTTTTCCAAAAAGACAATCGGCGTGCAAATCTCTTTGTAGTAATTGAGAAAATCCCGTATCTCGTTAATGTCTTTAGGCATCTTTATTGCCGTTGCGTTATGGTTGGGTCGCCAAACCACGATACCCCCGGCGGCTCCGGGGTCAATTCCAATAATGCAATCTATTTTCATTTTTCAAATTTCAAATAATGGTAAATATAAATTTCGTCCTTAATCATTCGGTCGAAAGTCCGTTTAATTTCTTTACGCCGGGCAACCTCAAAGGCTGTATAATCAATTTCCGGGCTTTGGGTTCCTTGTTTACGAACGTGGTAAACCGTAAATTCATTAACGAACCCACGGGCGGCACGTGCCAAAAATCGGTTATATGCTTCTTTCCGGTCGTCCTCGGTTTCTTTCACTTCATCCGCTAACCGAACGCCCAACAACCAATTATAAACAAACATTTCGTCGGTTAATCCAAACACTAAACGCCCGGTATATTTATAGCGCAAAAAACACATTAAACAAGTCATAACCGATTGATTGCGATAATACCGGATTTGCTCCGGGCTTAACTCCTTTTTCGGTTCCGGTAACGCTGTATATGCTTTGCCGATAACTTGGTTTTGTTTCCGGCAATATGCGTTTAATACCTTTGCAAAATAATCGGCGTTAAATTGTTGGTAATGTTTCCGTTCGGCGTTCCCGTACCTATCCTTTGGTAAATAGTCGTCCAATTCCCCGGTAATCAGCAATTCAAACGCTAATTTAACCTCCGACAATGTTAATTGCGAATAATAGCGTTTGAGCAAATCCAACAACCGGGTACAAATATACGTCCAATCGTCCCGGTTTTCCGTGGGAATGATAAACCCCACGTCCATTGCGATAAACCGGAACATTTGCCCGGTTTTAGCAATCAACGTTTCGTCGTCAATCTCGGCAATCTGTTTTTTTGTGGACGCCACGAAAATATACTTTTCAACCGGGGTTAATGCTTTGGCAACCTCCGGTAATTCAACTATCGCCCGGCGTACCTCAATTGCTTTTGCAGTTCCACTATAAAGCAAAACGGCGGCGGATTGTCGTTTTTCGGGCAACGTTTGTGGCAATCTGTTTGTCTTTTCGGGTAATGTTTCCATTTTAATAGTCGTCTTTTAAATACTCTATTGCCCCGGAAACGTTCAATCTTTGCGTTGGGGCTTTGTATTCGGGTTTCAAATGCAATTTTTTCTTTTCGACGTCCCCCCGTATGAAATTACGGACGGTTGCCAACCAACCGTTTTTAGTGCGTTTCATATTACTTTGGTCGCTCCAATCGCTAACAGAATGAAAGTAATAAACCAAATCGACCTTTTCAAATTCCGGGGTCGCAAACTTACTTTCAAACTCGGAATAATCCACGCCGACGCCGTTTTCAAATTTAACCATTTTGTAAACATCGGAATTGCGGAACAATGTTTTTTTCTCTTTTGGTTCCTCAACCTTTGTTTCATCCGGGAATAAAGACGCAAAAGTATTTTGCGGCGTATTATTACCGTTATTACTTGGTTTACTTTCGTCCTTTGTTTGATTAGTATTTAGTAGTGTCGGATTTTCCGTACCCGGTTTATCCGTATCGGGTTTAACCGTATCCGGATTTTCCGTTTGCGGTGCATCCGTAATCGGATTTTCCGTAAATGGTTGAACAAAAACGGGTTTATCGCAAATCTCATACGCATAACCCGCAATCGTTCCGTCCGGGTTCCTTTGCATGGTTTTTGCACAATACCCGCACGTTTCCAACTCCTTAATCCCACTATAAAGACTATCCCGCCCGTCGGTTGCTCGGTTCGTCAAATCCCGCATATTCAAAACCCAATCGTCGGGAAGCATTGCCACGTATGCAATTATTCCTTTGGCTTTCCAACTCAACCGGGCATCTTTCAAAAACTCATTCGATACAATCGTAAAATTCCGGTCGTATTTACGCCGGGTAATAGTATTATTCGTTGCCATTGCGTCCGCCCTCCAATTCTTTAACGGGTTCCCATGCCTTACGTACTTTTAAAACATTGTCGGCACTCTCATTGGGAACCAACGACACGACGGGAAAACGGGAACGGTCGCCCGGCTTTTGGGTCGTGGCAAATTGTACATTCAAATCAAAGATAATGCCTTTGCAAAATCCACGTTCCAATAACATACCGTCGAACGTTTCCCGGATTTGCGGAATTGTGGACGCCGTACCCTTTGTTGCGAATTGCCAAACCCCGGCAACCCCACGAACCAAAGGGACAATAAAGTTTAGCGTTAATGTAACCTCCCAACCGTCGCAATCGGGTTGGCGGCTCTTTTTATTCGGGTAACGCTTGGTTATCGACTGCATTAAGTTTGGGTATTTCTCCGTTGTCAACGTTTCGTATTTCTTTCCGTCCCATACTTGGAAAGTGTCGCCATCGCCCGCCGCAATCAATCGCCCGTCGTCGTCCCGGTATTCGTAACGCTCGTTACATACTTTTGCCGGGTCGTCGTCCGGGAAAACAATTTGTATTGTTTGCGGCTTTTCGCCGTATGCTTGCGTAAATAACCCGGCATACTTTCCCGTTGGTATGAAGTAATCAACGCTTTGCGGATAACCGTTTGCGTTTTTCATACCGATTTTTATTTGACCGACACGGGGCAATATTAAACGGGATTGTTGCGCCTCCGGTCGTTTTATTCTTCCTTTCATATCTCAATCAAATTTCGGGGTCGTCGTTCAACATCTTTTTTCTACTTTCATTTTTGGGCTTTTTAGGCTCGTTTGCGGGCTTTACTTTCTTTTCCGTGGTATTACCTCGCTTTTCGGTCGTTTTGCCCGTGGTGGCTTTCTTTTCCGCCTCCTTTGCCTTTTTGGGCGCACGTTTAACAATGGTTGTTTTCTTTGGCTCCTTTTCCGGTTCCGGTGCATCCGCCTTGACTTTCTCGGCGGCGTCCGTGTTTTCGTCTGGGGTCGGCTCTTTTGGGGCTTTCGTTTTAATCAATTCCGCCAACGATAAGGATATTACATTTTGCGTCAAATCGGGTGCATTATCCAATAAAACCATACCATTAACCGACGTAAACGTATTATCTTTCTTTTCGTCCTCAATGGCTGCAATTTCTAACAGATACGGGATTTTCCGTATATTGGGGCTATCCGTTTGCTCTTTCAGATTGTACGACGGACGTTTGCGCCAATCTTTCGGGCTGAAATTGAATATACGGGCAACGGGGAATTGTTCAAAATTGACGTTCCACATATCCCGGTACATCCCTAATTGTATTTCGCTTTCCTCGTAAAAGCCTTTGCGCCCGCTCTTAAAATCGACGATTGCGTTAATACGTTCGTCGCCGCCTATTTTTGCCAACATGGTACACGGGCAATCAATCATTCCGGCATACTTGTAATACGGATGCACTAAAGCAATTTCAACCGCCAACGGGCGCACGTCGTAATCTAATACGAATTGAGCAAACGCCAATACGTCCTTTTTCAAATCGTCGGCGTAATAAATAAAGTCGTCCGGCAATCGGTAAACCTCAATATATTCTTTTAGTTTGCCTTTCAACCCGTCCAAATCATAAGCCCGGTTAATTAATAATTCCTCAAATGCGGCGTGCATAAACGTACCATACGCCGCCCGTTCGCCTTTATATCGTTCCGCTTCCTCAATACCTTTGTTGGCAATCCATTGTATTAAGTGCGGGGCTTTGGGTAACGTTTGGGACAATATCGTTGTAACCGACGGGAAAAACTCCGGGTTCCCGTTGTCGTCGTATCGGTAATAATAGCGGTGTCCCTTACTATTCAATTGCCAAACCTTATACGGGGGTTCAATCAACGTTTTTTCATCAAAAAACATAGCCGTCATTTCCTCAACCGTCATGCCCGGCAATATCTCAAATATTCCGGTTGGTTGTTCAACCTCGACCGCTTCAAACGGTGGGATTATTTGTTGTTGTTCCTCGGTAATTTCCGGGAATTGGTCGGCGGGAACGGCTCCCAAACTTTCGACCGTCTTTTGTACCGGGTTTTCCGGTTTCTTTTTGTTCGCTCTCATTTTCTACTCTTTTTTAATTCTGAAAATCCACATAATACCATTGCGGCACACAGACCCGCAAACATCAATTGCCACGGGTTCCAAAATGCGCCAATAAGACAAACAACGCCCAACATTCCAAATGTCGCAATAATCGCTTTCGCTTGGAACCTATCGGAAAACATAACGTCCGCCATGCGTTCAAACCATTGTAACCCGTTATTCTTCATAGCCAAACAAATAATTAGGGGTACAATTACACATTTCGCAAATGATAACAACCCATTCCGGGCGTATCTGTTTAGTCGTTCCGTTACATAAGTTTGTCATATTAACTTGTTGTGCGCTTTCGGTGCGTCCCTCCCATAACCGGGCGGCAACCTCTTTTTTATAAACTTTAATTCCGGCGGTTTGCGCCTTTGCAATCGCTTCGTTTACTCTTAATCTTACTTCCATGATTTTAATATTAATTGTTAATAACTTGGTTCGTCGCTCTCAACGTGTCCGCAATGTTTACACGTTCTTTCCTCCCAAATCGGGGTATATTCATACGGGGTAATATATCCGTCGCCTCCGGTCTGTTTATATTCGCCGTCGGTAACTTCCATTTCGCCGCCGCATTCCGGGCAATCGTCGTTACCCATTAAATCCAAATCCGGGACAATGAAATATACCCGTTTCAGATACACGCCCAACGCCTCGGAAATAGCCGCATAACAATTGGCGGTTTGTTCCTCGGTTACGTCCTCGTTTATTGCATCGAAAACGGAAACGCCCCAATTTTCCGGGGTGTCCTCAATAACTTTGTTTTTGAGTAATTCCGAAATGATAATTTCGGCAACTTGGTTGGCTGTTTTCCCGCTATCGGTCGCCAATTGTTTTAATAAATCGCTCTCTTTTATTCTCATATCTTTGCCGGGTACTCCCCCGGTGGGTTTTTGTTTCTGCAAATGTATAAATAATATTTGTATTACCAAAAATAAAACCTTTGAAAGTTTTATTTGTTCATGTTGGACGCTTGTAATACAGATAAAAAGCACTAATTTTGTTGCACCGCATAACCTCAAACATCGCTCTCGGTTACTGCGTACCAACCCCCGGCGTTACTTCATTGCGTCGGGGGTTATCTTTTACCCTCTCAATATAAACATTGCGGTAAATGTCGCCATAATATCCGGTTTCTTTTGTTACCCGGTTGATTGTCTGCAAATCATATTCCCCAAATACAACGTATTCATGTTGCAATAACTCGGTATCATTTAGGGCAAATTCAAATGTAATGTCAACGTATTTGTCGCCAACCCGGTTAAATGCGTGTTCGATTGGGAAAAACGCTAATACTTTGCCCTCGCAATATTGTACCCGTTCCGGGAACAATTGGCAAAGCAAATGCGCATTATGATAACATTGTTGCGGTTGGGGTTTCAGTACATCCCGAATAATCTCTAATTCGTAATCGTTGAACACACGTCCGCCGCCCGGACAATCTCAACACGTTTTGCAACGGCGATTGTATCGGCGAAATATTGCCTTTGCTTTGGGTTCAATCCCAATTGCAGAAACGCCCGCATTTCCTCAATAATAACGCTTTCCATAATCAACCCTTTGTAAATCCTTTAAATGCCACATGATAAACGTCGTATTGTTTCCCGGTAACATAGAACTCAATCATACGTTCCGGGTTTCCGGTGTCGTTTATCGCAATGGTTGGGTACGGTTCCCCCGGCAATTGGTTATAATCGCTTTCAATATCCCGGAACCCCTCCGGGAACTCCGAACGGTCGGCGGAAAAATACCGGGTTAAACTTTCTTTTATCCGGTTCAACATTTCGTCCCCGTTTGGCTCAAAATACGCTTTTATCTTTTCTTGTTTTCTTAATGCAAATCGCATGGGTATTTGTTTTAATAGGTTCTTAATTCCCCGTCCATCGGTAACGGTGCGCCCGGTAAACCAACCGGAATACGGGTATAATGTAACCGGGGAACCCCGGAAAGTAAATTGTAAGGTTGTGGCGTTGACCTCCGTAACCGGATAGCCCAACGCCTCCAACCGGGTACGGGCGTAATCGACCCGCCCCGGCTGCAATTCTTGTTGTCGCTCTCTGTTACGGCTCATTGTACGCCCTCCGTAATTACTTTGCAATACTTATAATATTGGTCGTGTCGGCTCTCAACTCGGCACATCAACCCAATATCGTTGCCGTCTAACAATAGGTTCAACACATCGCCGGGATTGTGCCGGGTATAAAGCAAAAATAACCCGCCGTTTGCATCTTGGATTATCTTATACATATCTTGACTTAATCGGTAACGTTTTGTTTTATTCATCGCTCTATATGATTATGCCGGGGGATTGCGCCCCCGGCTTGGTTATTACTGCAAATACGCAATTGCGTTTAATCTCTCTTTTTCCTTTGTCGCATATTCAACGTTTCGGGCAATCCATTGTTCGGCGGGGTTTTCGGCTATCCATGTACTCCGATAATCCGGCGTAAAGTATGCGATTTGTTTTTTATACGCCTTTTCCGGGTTTGCCAATATTTCCGTCGCATGGCTCAACCGTTTGCCGTGGTCGCCTTTGCCGATTAAATCCAAACGACCGAAATAAAACGACCCGTCGGCGGTACACGCCACATATTCACGGGCGGACGTTCTTTTTGATACAATCGCCTTACTATCGGCGTCAATAACTTGGTACTCGTATTTCTTTCCCTTTACTTTCTTAACTAAAATGTATTTTGCCATTGTCTTTATTATTGTGCCGGGGGACGAATCCCCGGCGGGTTATTATTTGTTTGAATAAGGGTTATTGTTGCGGTAATTCGTCCAATCCTTATGCGTCCGGTAACGGATAACGTGGCGGTCAACTCCGGGAACATCGCCGACGATTGCCGTATTGGTGTGTTCTCTCATGTACTTTGCAATTTCCCCGTCAAATCCTAATTCCTTAAATTGTTCCGGCGTATAAACCACAACGACGGGTTTAAAATGTTCGTCCCGTGCTTTCCGGCACTCGGTCAATGTTGGCTTTACACACGTGAACAATTCGCCGTCCTCGTTACGATAATCGTATTGTATTAATTTGGTTCTTTTACGGCGGATTGTCGTATAAAACGTTTCGTAATTCTCGGTTCCTTTTTGGCATTGGCTTACGCCGTTAATATCTGTTTTCATACTCTGAAAGTGTTTTTAATTTCATATACATTATTTGAACCCTCGCAAACCACATACGTTGGTAATGGCTTTTTATTCATTCCGCAAACATCGCTTTCAAATGCAGAACGGGACGTATAAAACCAAATACCGAATTGTTTAGATACAAACAATAAATCGTTTATGCTTTTCCCGTGTTCGGTCGTTAATACTTGGTTGAATGAAATTTGTTGAAAATCAACTTTTCCGTCTAATAGGGCGGAAATATCGGCAATATCCGTTGCCTTTGTTCTTTTCTTTTCCATGATTGAAAATTTATATTGTTCCGGGGAAAACGCCCCGTCGTTGTTTACTGATAATAGAAAGTGATTTTAACGCCTCGGCGCAATTTGCAAACCTCTTTGTCGCCGTAACAATTGAAAGCACGTTTTAATAAGCGATTGACTAACTTAATGTCGCCGACAATCTTTATTAAACCGGACACGCCAACCAATACATTAACCTTTTTGCCGTTTACAATTCCGTTTACCTTGATTTTGAAATTGCGGTTAATCTCTTTTGTTGTATAATCTAATCCGTTATAAATGCTTTGAGTATTCATATTGTTTCGCTCTCTATTTTCCGGGAAAACGCCCGGTCGTTCTTGTTTGATGATGCAAATATACAACCTTTATTTTAATTACCAAAGGTTTTATCTTTTATTTTCGTGTTTTCCTATAAAAAATTCCGTTTTTGGTTCCAAAAGAGTTATTTTCTTGGAATTTTCGATTTAGGCGACTTTTGCAAGCGGGACGGGTAAATTATCCACTTTGAAATAAAACGCCCGGAAACGGGCTAAAAATGCGTCAATAGAAAAAGGGGTTGCAACGTCTGGTTACAACCCCCGGTTTATTACTTTTCTATGGTTACGAACTCAACCCCCAATATTCGGGTCGCTGGGTTCTTGCTTACAACGTCAATTTCCCGGTTCTTTATCTTCTTTGTTTTCCAAAGGAACCCCCAAAAGCGTTTATATTGTACCGTTTCCGCTATTAACAGACTATCCCGGTTTATATGCGTCCCGGTAAATACCCCGGTTGGCGTCGTGCATCCGTGTAACTCAAACCACGGTTCCACAATATCAATACAACGTAATACGGTCGTAACCGTGTCGCCGGGCAAATATATGATACTATCCCGGACGTTTGCCCGTAATTCGTTTATCGTTTCCATTTGCGCCGTCGTAACCCTTTGCAAATCCCGGTTCTTTGTCTGCAACGATTTGATTAACGCCGCATCGTCCGCCCGGTGCTTCTTATATTCGGATAATGTCAACTCCAAATTGCCGACTTTCGCCACGTTCAAACTATCCTTTGTTTTGTAGGTGCGGACGTCCTGCAATAACGTTTCGGTATTGCTCCGGTATTTATCCCGTTCGGCGGTCAATCGCTTAATACGGCTTTGTTGTACCCAAAAGGCGGCGGCAACCGCCATAATGATTGCCGCCAATATTATATACTTTTTCATGCGTTTGCCGTGTAAATGATTAACGAACTATCCGGCGTTTTGCTCAATGTCAAAACGTAATGTCCGCCCGCCATTTCAACCGTACTATTTATTTCGTCCTCGTTAATCTCCAATTGTGCAAAGGAAATTACGACGCCCGAAATATATACTTTCGGTATGTTATGCAACGGGTCGGCGTTTACGGCGTCAATAAATGCGTCTATTTCCGCCTGTGGGTTCGTTACGTTTTTCGTATCTTCTTGGTTGTCCTCAACCGTAACCGTAAAAACGTCCTCGCAATCTGTAATAATAGCGGATAACAACGGGGCAATACTAATTCCCGCTTGGTTCCCTTGATTGGCAACCAATTGTTCCAAATACTCCTTTTTGTCTTTCTTTGTCATAATGGCACAAAATTAAATGTTACTATATTCAATTGCCGCATTAAAACACGGGCATTCTTTAATATACTCCCACGGCTCAATAATGCCGTCGCCGTTCAAATCCGGGGAATAATCCCGGTGTCCCTTAATCGTTGCATCCGGGAACATAACAACTAAACGCATAAGCAACCATAATAACGCCTCCTTTTGTTCCGGCGTCCGTGTGTCGGCGGCTTTGCCGTTGGCATCCAATCCCCCAACGTAACAAATACCAATAGACCGGGAATTTTGCCCGGAAACGTGCGCCCCTATTTCAGAAAGAAAACGCCCGGTTTCAATCGTCCCGTCCGGTAATACAACAAAGTGATAACCGCAAATTCGCCCGCTTTGGGGTTGCTTCTTAAATCCCCGTTCTTTGTGCCAACCGTCGATAACATCAACGTTGACTTTTGCGCCGGGCTTGGTTGCAGTGCAATGTACAATCAAATCCGTAATCGTCCGGGTTGTTTTTTGTTCCTCCAAATACTTTAAAATCTCTGTTTGGTTCATTGTTCGCCCTCCTTTTCTTTATCGTTAATAATATCGTTATCATGTTCCCGTTGGTATCTCTCAATTATCGGTTGCCAATATCCGGGCAATATCCGTGTAAATTCCAACCGGATAACATGGTAAATAATACGCAACGCAACCTTTGTGGGATATGCTTTAATAAGGTTTCGGAATGCGTTTTGCAAATATACATACATGAAAACGTATGTAAGCGATTTAATTACTATTTTGGCGGCTTCATTATCGCCACATTGCAACATTACAGAATATATAACGTGTATAATGGTAACATACAATAGCAATTCCGCCAACGCATTTTTAAACTTACCGAAACGAAAGTTTTTACAATGCTTTACGCTTACACCGTCCGCCCGCATACCCGCCCAAATATTGAAAGCGAACATTATAACCAATGCGTACATAAATCCCGCCGTTGGCGTTAAATAGGCTAAAACCGGGCTTAATGAAGTAGCAAATATCATTCGCCATTGCTCCCATGTGAAAAATTTATCCATTGTTTTTAAATATATAAGTGTGGGGAAATCTCCCCACACTATAAATTACACAATTAAACTAACAAAATCAGAAATCAACGTATCCGCAATTTGGAAAAATCCGGCGTCGGCGGGGTGTACATAATCTTTCCCCAATACCTCGGTATTATTGATACGGGTATTAATTCCGGCGGTTGTTTCTTGCAATGAATTTTCGCTATCAATCATTGCCGTACTCCATACAATACCGACGGTTGGAAAATCTTTGATTAATTCTTTGTAACCCTCGGCGATTGCGATTTGAATTAATTTTGCACGTTGTTCATCCGCCCATTCAACCGCCCCGTATGGATGGTTTCCAATTCCTCCACGGGTTCCCGGTACGTTTTCAGTCCATAAACGAACCTTTGTGTTTGGTAACTGCGTTGTTAATGCCGTTAAGAATGTACGAGCATTTCCCATAACAACCGATACATCAAATACGCCGGGCGACGTTTCGGTTACATATTTTGGGTCGTTCCAACCCAAACCAATATAAATAACATTCGGCGTTGTAAATCCGTTGTTGGTTAAATAAGCATTGAAATTGAGCGCACCGCCAATAAAGAAAGGGGAACCGGATTTTAAGAAGTTTGACCAATCCCAACCCGAATAACCCTCATTATACGTTTGTCCGACCCAACCTAAATAATCTTGCTTTTGGGTTCCTATTAATTGAACATTTCCCCAATTACGCCCGGCGAACTTAACAACATCATAAATTGATAATGTGTCAGGGGTTGTTGTCCGTGCATCATTACTTGTAAGAACTCTATAAAATTCATCGGTAATACGATTGTAAAATGTCAAAGAGTCGCCAATAAACAATACGGTTTGCATTGTCGTTGGTTGGGTTGTTCTCTGTACAACATTGAATTTAACAACCTTTTCATCCAACAAATTACGGCTATTATCATACAATTGAAACGTTGCATTTACCACGCCCGTAACTTGCGGTTGGTACTGAAAATATCGGTTGTAATCTTTTCCACTTGTAACATCTCGGTCTAATAATACTTGTATATTGAAATTCTTGTAATTGAATGCCTTGTTTATACAATATTTGAAAATCTGCGTTGCCTTGTTATACTCAAACGTAATTTCGTCCGGCAATGCTAATTTAACCCGGCTTTCCTCTCCCTGCGATTGTAAGCGGGTTAAATCATATTTCAATATATTGTTATAAGGGTTTGCCGACCCTAACCAAGCAATATACGTGTATGCCTTTCCAACAACCGCACCCGCATTGGCATTTTGTTCGTATGGGATTAATCGCAATTCGCCTGCCTCAAAAGCGTTATAATTTATTTCAAAGAAATAGTAATCGCCATTTGTAGCCAATATTGTTGCCGTAAATGTAATATAAGCATCTGTTACCGTAAATGTTTTACCCGTTATAAAATCGCCGGGTAATACATCTATAAAATTAAAACGTACCGGGGACGTCATTAATGATAATTGCAAACGTAATGTTCCGGCATACTCTGTTTTATTAAGCCATATACCAACGGTTCCTTTACTTCCTACCAAAGAATAATAAAAAGGATATATTATATCACTACTTACTTTTTTAGTCGAATTAAAGGTATTAACTAATATATCCGGGATTGGATTTGTAATTTGCTCATTCGTATATCCATTTGTAATAATAGGCGTAACAATGTTGTTTTTCAACAATTGAACATATCCCGGTATAATTGCCTCATCGTATGTATTGATTTTATCGGGCAATATATTTGCAAATTGTTGCAATGGCATAGAACATTGTTTATTTATCAATTCTTCAAAGCCAAAGAATTGATATTTAACGCCGGGAATACTACCGGAACCCGTACCAAAGTCATATACTATAAAATCGGCTCTATAATTCCCATCGGCTTTTATTAAACACTGAAATTCTAATTGACAATAGCCGTTTGATACCTGTAATACTTTAGCGGTAATTTGGGATATTGCGCCGTTTGCTGTTTTAGCATTACCCGCTATTATTTCGGACGGTACAAAACTTACAAATTCCGACACCTTAGTATTATTAATACGCTCAAAACCAAAATGCACCCTTAATTCAGTATAAACGTTATAATTTGTCCACAATCTTATTATTGAACCGTTTTTATATTTCCCTTTCCACGGATATATAAAAGACGTCGCCGTTGGCTTTTCATATTCCAAATAATATGCAGATATTCCCGATACGGGGGAATTTGCCACGACCTTTGCCGGATAAACATTTTGAAGTAATGCAATATTTCCGTTATTATTCAATGTTTTAAAACGGCGTGTATTTATGTTGCCTTTTCCTTGCAATACTACATTGTCAATAATAGAATTATCAACGTTTCCACTTGGATTGTCAAACGAATATTGTCCGTTATACCCCAGCGCATCAACCCCAATTGTATTTAGTTCAATTTGAGAATTAGGATTGTACGGTTGATATAATATACTCGTTCCCTCATTCATATACATTAATGCCCGTATTTGCTCGTCGTTCAAAGAACCTTTATTTAAATTAATAATAATGTATTCGGAATTAGTAGGAACGGTAAAGGTTGCAACATTATTGTTTATAGAATTAGATATTAAAGTAGATTGCTGTACCAAATTAATATCATATCCGAATATTGTACAATAATTTGCGCTTAATACTCTAACCGAATAAGTTCTACCGGGCGTTACCTTGATTAATGAAGTGTGCATATAATCCGGTTCCGATATATCCGTATCATCTCCATTAATATACGAACCAATAGTTATGGTTGCCGGATTAATTTTATTGATACTCAAACTATCAATAACCCCTAATATAGCCATAGTTTGACGGGACGACGAAACGCCCAAATCAGTTGCAACCCAACTTCCCGTTTTGTTAGAAAACACAACGGTTCGTCCCGGTTTTAATACTTCCCCATTAAAATTGGTATATGTTCCGGGGGTTATTGCCAAATAGAAAATATTTTGGTCGGGGGTTCCCGGTACGGTATTAGGCATTGCAATGCCCGCAAATGTAGCGTTTGCACCTATTTGACTAATTAAAGTCGTCAAAGAGTTTTGCAAAATCAAACCTGTAATTTCTTGGTTCCCGTTCGTCTTAATAACGGACGCAACGGCGGCTTTTAATTCTTCGTATGTTCCCATTTTGATAAATAATTAAAGAATATCATTATTTTTAAAATCATTGTTGAAATCTTTGTTATAATCGCCCCCGGTCATTGGAATAACGCCCCGTCCAATTTTCTTAACCACGGTTGCGCATTCAAATTCACATTCGACGGACGCTAAATTGCCTTGCGTCTGCCATTTGGGGGTAATTAGAAACGTATCGCAATCGTATTTCCGACCTTGACTATATACCGTAACAAAATCACTCATGCGGATTAACCGCATTACGTCACAAAGGTATTCGGGAGCTAAAAAGATAAATCGGAACGTCTTTTCAGATATTTGTTTTTCCGGGAAAAAATACCCGTCCCGTTCTTCGCCCTCTTCCTCAAACTTATATTCCGGCTTTCCCAATTCCGAACACACATAAACCCGGTTTTTGAATTGGACGCCCTCGTAAACAATTTGCCCCCCGTCAACTTCCATATTGGCGGCGTCGCTCCACTCAACGCACAAATAACTATCCATTCCGCCGGAAATCCACGTAAATACATCAGAATAATAAATTTGTTCGCCGTCATAAATACCAACCATATAACGACCCTCCGGAAAATTTAATGTCATTGGTAATATACCGGGGTAAATAACAACATCATATCCATAATTAGGAAATCGGACAATTTGCAATCCTGTTTCTAACATTGCGGTTGTTATATCTGCCAATACACGGGTAAATTTATAATCATACAAGCGAACCCATACAATACTATTTGTACGGGTCGGACGTATAATTTGGAATGGCAATAGTTTATTGATAGGCGTAAACAACGGGTAAACGTCGCCATACGCATACGATTTTTTGTAATCTTGGTATTGCACGCCCTCGTAAAACGGCAATACCGACAAATTATTATTCGGTGTCATACTTCAAAGTTGTTTTAATTGAACGACTGCACAAATTTACGCTTAATTTATCAACTTGACCGTTACCCAAATACGTTTTTATTAGTTGCATCGGGTTTGGGTCGTCATTTGCCGGAAAACTAAACGTTTGTTTCTTCTTTCTCTCAATCCCGTATGCGTATGTTTCAGAACCGTTTATTGATACCCTACGGGCGGGCAAATCATACAACCAATAAGGCGATTGCAGATTAATAAACGCCAAATATCCATTCTGCAAAAAGTATTCAACCCCGTTGACGGTTTGACGTGTAAACGGTAATATCCATTGCGACCCGGACGTTGGCGGAACGGCGGCAAACAAGGCGAACCCATCGGAACTCATGTTGCCGGGGTTTAACAACATCAAATCAATATCCGACGTGAAATTAGAAACGTTTACGTCCTCAACTTTTCCGGGCGTTACATACTTGCTAATTACCTGTATCGGCAAACCCTCAAACGCCGCCGTAACGTCGTCCATCCACTTAAATTGGTAACGTTCCGGCAAATCGACCTTATCAAATGAATATTCCGACGTATTGAACGCCCACGGTTTTCCGTTGCGCAAATTCAATTCCTTTGTCAAATCGTGGCTTAATACAACCCCGCCGGAATAGGAACCGCCATTGCGGAAATATTGGATATGCTCAATTTTAAATTTGCCGTTCTCAATAAACCAATAGCATTTGAAACAATCCCGTAACATATTGGTAAATTGTTGTAAGGTCGTCGGGGCTTTTTGTGCGGGTTGCTGATATTCGCCGTTTATAATGTTCGTTTTCTGCGATACAAGCAACCGGAAATTCAACCCGGATATTGGATTGTTTCCCCCGTATAAAAATTGGCTATATTCCGCCGTGGCTTCATGCGTAATTCCGGGTGCAATTTGATTAAGCAAAACAGATATACAAGACGCAACCGGGAACGCATCCCGCAAAGTATATTCTTTCCGGGCTTTTTCCTCTAATATCCAATCCATTAAATAAAATCCAAACCATAACGACGCATAACGCCACGTTGACCGGGCGATTGGATAAAACGTTTGTCCGTATATGGAATAAGGGGGCGCAAAATACTTTCCGTTGTCCGCTAATCCCCACTCGGTCGGGGTATCTGAAAAGTTGTTTGAAATAAACGCCACGTCGATTGCGTAACCAATCGCACGCCTATAATTACGATTGTTATCTACTATATCATCGGCGGGTAATGGATATGTATTTAAGTCGTTTATTTTCTCCACATCGCATAAATACCGTGCATATATATTATAACTTTTCATATCGGCGTGCATTGTCCCGGTTGCGCCGGAACCATCGACGGGGGTTAAATCAAATTCTAACGTATCAAATGGCGACGTTGTTGTTTTTTGGTATCTAAACAACGCAACATCATCAGAACGGCGGCGTATTTCAACCAAAACCGACCCAAATGGCAACCCACTAATTCTTTGTTGTGTTATATAAATATAATACAAATTGTTATTTGCCGGGAATAAATTACCGCTAAATGTGTCAGCACTTGAACCCGTTGCCATACGTCCCGTATATAAATCAGCAATATCGGACGGCGTACCATTTGCAGTAACTTGTATTTCTTTCAATATATTACATAAAGCAAAATGATAGGTTTGTATTAATGCGTTTTGGTCGGTCGTGGCGTTTGCATCTTGCTCCCAATTCGTACCGCCTAAAAAACCCGAAACGACGCTATCGCCCGGCACATATATTTGAATTAATGGACGCTTGTTTATTGTTATCCGTTGAATTGTCGGCGCTAATGTTATTAGATTATATTCTTTTTCTAACCCTGCCAATACATCGTTATAATCGTCGATTGCGTCCGGTTGTACAACAACCTTTTTGTCGTAATCGGTAAACGTGCAATCGGTTTTCATAAACTTACCTTGAAAGTATTGGAACCATGTACGCCCGCCGTCGTCGCTCTTTTCAATGCAATACAAAAATTCATTGTCGAACGATTGGCGGTTAATATAATCGTAATCGTCCCGAACAAAAGTAATTTTGCCGGATAACTTGGCACGATAAAAACGTTGGTTCGTTTCTAATTCATACTCTTTTGCCAAATCATCCTTATAAATGGGATGCACCGTTTGACCTTGTAAGACGTTTGGGGCGTCCAACGTTCCCAACCTTAGCCATGCCGTCCCCGCTGCGTATTGTTCTTTATTCACATTAAATCGAATATATGCGGCGTCATTTGGTATGTCAAATTCCGTATCATTCGCCGGGGTTGGACTTCCCCAACCCCCGATAAATTTTTTATTACTATCATAAAAAGCCCCGCCGGATTGTGCCGTATAATTTTGGTACAATTTCCGGGGATAAACATCATTAACCGGAACGAAAGTACGGGTATAGAAAAAATTTCTATTTGCACCCTCAATATTTCCGGTTGTATGATATATTGCTCCCGTTACTAAAAAAGCATTTACAAAAGAATGTCTATAAATTGGGTTCATATCAATTTTTAATTTTACGTGTTAAATTCTTGTAAACCTCAATAACATTTCCGTTGCCGTCCACATAACGACGACGGCGGTTTTGTTCCTTAATCTCCCTTACATCGTCTTTCAAATCCCGCAAATCCGGTGCGTTGTTTTGTTGAACCGTTACATTAACGCCGTCGGTATTGTAGGCATTAAGGTATTTTTGGGGAAATGTCCCCCGGTTCAAACTATTTATTACGTCCGGGATTAAACGACGGAAACGGCGGGAATTACGTTTATTGATAACGGCGAAAAATTCCCCGCCCTCGGCACGCCTCCGGGTTCCATCCGGTTTGGTTCCTAAATCCACGTCGTCCCCGGATTGGTGGGAACCGCCCGCCAACAATTCAACCGTACCATCGCCGTAACTTTCCGACCCCCCGGCGTTGGCTGATTTGGATAATTGGGCGGCTTTGATTTTGGCGGCGGCAAAGGAACCCCACATTATAGCAATTGCCGGGATTGCAAACGGGAACCCCAATTGCGACCAAATCAAAGCGGACGCCGTTACAAGGTTCCCAATTTGTTGTATCGTTTGTATTGCCGCCTGTGCTTTCTGTGCCTTTTGTTGCTCCTTTAGGGCTTTTTCTTGGTTCTTTTTCGCAACGTCCAATTCCTTTTGAGCCATTGCAACGTTATTGGCGTAACCGTTCGCCCGTGCCTCTAATTCCGCATCTAATCGGCGTTGGCTTGCGTCAACTTCTTTGTCGGCGGCGGAAACGGCGGCGTCGGCGGCTTGTACCTTTGCATCCAAAAAACCGTTTAATTGCTCAATGGCAAAGGAAACGGACGTACTTATTGCCTCCTTTTGGTCGTCGTCCAAATTTAGCCCGAACAATCCGTATATGTCGTTACCCCGTTCGTCGCCTTTGCTTTTCTCAATTTCTTGGTCGATTTTCGCAATGGTATTTTCGATTGTCTTAACCTCGGCATCCGTCATTTTAACCCCGGCGGTTTTGTTCAACTCTAAAATCTTTTGCAACCGTGCCTTTTCTTGCGCTAACCGGAACCGGGTTTTTCGTTCCTCGGAATTGCGGATTAAATCAAACTCGGACGCCTCCAACGCTTGTGTTTGGTCGAATAGCATTAACGCCCGTTGTTGGTTTAACTCGGTCGTTTGCTTCAATACCTCGGCATCATATTTGGCGTTAATATCCGCCTCGGATTGGCGCACGTCCTCGGCTAATTGCCTATTTTGTGCCAATTCGATTGCCCGTTGTTGCTGTAACAACTGAATACGCAAATTTATTTCCTCCTGCGAACCCTCACGGGCGGCGTCTAATTGTAATTGCGTCCGGTCGGCGGCGGCTTGCATTTGGTCTATTGTAATTTGGTCATTCAATTCGCCCAAACTCTTTGCGTATTGTTGTTGCAAAAGTAATTGTTGGTTAAGCAATTCGGCAACTTGTGTTTCAGTTAATCCCCGCTCGGTTTCTAACCGGGTGTTAATGTCCTGTATTTGCCTTTCATACTCAACCCGCAATTGTTCCCGTTGTTTTTCCGCACCCTCTGCCATTAATGCAATTTGGGCGTCCTGTGTTGCCCGTTGTGCGGATAATTCCGCCGCCCGTTGGTTATTGGCAATATCTACCATATCAACCGCCAATTGTTCCCGTAATAAAACAATTTGGTCGTTCAACGCTTTACGTGCCTTAACCGTTAAATTAGTTTCCGTCCTCAACTGCAATTGTATGTCAGCAATCGCACGGGCGTTGGCGGCTTGACGTTGCGCCCGTTGTTGGTCGAATGAATTTTTAATTAAGGCAATCCGGGCGTCCTCGGCTTTGCGCAATATATCCGTTTCCGCTTTGGCGGCGTTCCGGTTTTCGTTTGCTCTTTGGGCGGCTTGTATTTTCCTTTCGGCGTCCAAATCCTCCCCCTCGGTTTTTAGATTAACGGCAATGTTAACCGCCCGCCCGGTATTATCTATTTGACCCTGTACGGCTTCAATTGCTTCATCAACCTTGACTTTATCAATTTTACCGTCTAAATCAACATCAATATAAACTTTCTTATCCCCACGGGCTTTGGCGTTATTCAACTGCAATAACATATCGTTTAATTGCTTCAACTTTGCCCGGTTTGCCTCCAAATCGTTTAATTCTTGACCGTAAAAACCAACGCTTTTATTATGCGCCTTTGTGCGCTCGGCTAATATTTCGTCCTCAATCTTTCGGGTTTCAGACAATGAAGCGTTACGGGCTTTAGCAATGTTTAATTCCCGGTTCAATTGGGCGACACGTTCGTTGCTAACCCGGTTCATTTCGGTTGCCTCGGTTTCCAAATAATCCAACCACGCCTTTTGCGCCTCGTTAAGTTTTTGTTGGTTCTTTGCCGATTTATCGGTATTAGATGCAAACAGAACTAAAGCCCCCACAACCGTAACCAATGCCAACGCCAAAAGAACATACGGATTTGCGGCGGCAATCAGATTGAAAGCCTTTTGCGCAATTGTAGCCGCCAATGTTGCCTTTGTTCCCTGCATGGTAACAAGGCGGTTATAAACTTGCGCTTTGCTCAACGCCGCCATTTGTAGCCGGGAAATACCCAACATGATTGCGGATTGTTTTTGTACTGCGTTTTGTATGGCTTGCACCCCGGTTGTAATGGCTATTGCCGCCTGTAACTTCTTTTGCGCTTCTTCTACGTCCTCACTTTCCGCTCCGAATAATTCCATTGCCCCGGTAAATGCAGCGAACCCACCGGACGCACCCGCCGCAAAACTCAATACGGCATCCAAATTGGACGTATCGGACGCCATGCGGGTAATCTCGGCGGTTGCATCCTTGACGGCATCCCGCAATATTGCGGTTCCTTTGCTCAATTGCTGATATTCGGCGGTTCCTTGTTTGCCCTCCAATCGTAACAATGCTAATTGCTTCGTTTGGTTCTCTATTTGGGTCGTCAAACCTTTGGCGGCATCGGAATAGTTACCCACGTTTAACGACGTTTTCCCGGTCGCTTCCTGCAACCGTTTCATTTCCTCGTAAATCGCTTTTGTTTCGGCAACCAATTTGCGCCCCTCCTCGGTCGCCTCCCTTTCCTCAACCGTCATGTTATTGAGGTATATTTTATTAATCGAATATTGGGCGGACAAACGATTATATGAACCCTCGGCGGACTGATTTAACCGGGTCGTTAATTTGTTCAACTCGTTTGCCTCCTTTTGCGCTTGCTTCAATTCCGCCAACCGTTTTGCGTTCTCGCTTTCCGCAAACGCTAAATCCTTTGCCGCCCGTGTCAATTTGTCGGTGTCGGCGGACGCCCCCCGGATTGTTTTACGTCCGTTCTCGGTCGCTCCGCTTACCCCCTCCAATGCAGCCTTAACCGTTATCGCCTCACTCTTTATATTTTTTAAAGTGTTCATATAGGCGTCGGAAAGTTGGTCTAACTGATTTATCAACTTTGTAATCGAATCGTCCGGGCTTACAAGGTCGCTATATTTTATAGGGTTGTTATTATCTGCCATACTTAACGTTATTTGCGGGCAATTTGCCCCGTATTAAATTATCTTTTCTTTTCCATGTAGTTAATCAACCAAAGAAAAACAACGCCGCAAATCGCCTTATTTGACGCCGTTTTTATTTTTGGTCGGTTTCAACAACTCCTTTATCCGCTCAAATGCGTTGTAATACTCCAATACGGTGTATTTCTTTGGTTCCGGTACGTGCAAATGTTGCGATATGGTTAAACACATATTTTCAAACTGTTTATCGTACTGAATTTCCATGTTATCGGAACCGCTAAAAACAACCGGGCGATTATACAACAACAACATCGTCGTTATTTTATCAATTTCCGCCCGTTTGTCCTCTGTATCGCCGTTTATAATCGCATCCAACATTAACATTGTCCGTTTACGCAATTCGTCGTAATACTCTTTAATCGTCGCATCGTCGAACATACGGGGGAAATACATTTGCAATTCATCATCTATTTTTTTTTTGACCGCTTCCATTTGGGCGGTCAACTCTTTAATCGGAACGTCGCCGAACATATCGACGACCTTTTGCAACCCGTCGTCGGATAAATCGTTGTACGGGGTTCCGTCGATTGATTTAACCAAAACGGCAAACGCTAAACATTTCGGGCTTAACCCGGATTGAATGAAATACACGTTTTGCCGCATATTATCCAATTCGATTGCCGCCAATTCCGGGGTTTTGCTCCGGGCGTATCTCATTGCCTTTTCAATATGCGTGTCGAAATCCTGTAAATCCGAACCAATCCCGGCATCAACCAACAACATTTTATTGTATTTATGGAAACGCAACATTGGTAATTCGTCGATTGCGTCGTATATCTCAACCGTGTATTCCCCTATCTTAACCGTTTTCATAGCAAATAACGTGTTATCATGGTTGAACAAAAGGGAACCAACAACAATGCCGGGTTCCCGGTTATAAACGCCAAAAGGATTGCTAAAGCAACCCCCGCCCAAAAGGACAAACAGAAATCGCAATTAAACATCTTTGCGAAAAACTCGTTGCCGTGGATTTGCACCCATTCGATAACGCCCCATTTGCGTAACAAGGTCAACCCAAATGCCGCAACCAAAGCAACCACGACCGTATAAAATAAAAACGCTTTCATATACTTGTTGTTAATCAGTTAAACACGTTTCATCAATTCCCAATTCCCCGGCAAACCGGAACCCGGCGAACGGGTGCATTAAAAATTGATTGTCTATTTCGTCCAAAGTGAACCCGGCAAATATGTTTTCCGCCTTTGTGTACACTCTGTTTATTTTCATGGAACCGGAACGTAACCAAATACCGCCGTTCAATACCCGCATGATTTGTTGTTTGACCGCCTCCGTATTCCGGTTATTGGGGTCGTTGGTTATCGTCCGCATATCGAACCAAAAGATAACCGAAAACGGCGTTGTATATTTGTTTTGTTCGCCGGGGAACCAATCAATTTGTTGCGGGTCGTCCAACACAAAAAACGAAAAATTCCCTATATTACTATCCGGGGCAATCAACATATATTCGTTGCCGCCGACGTAAATATTGGGCGTGTAATATCGTTTTCCCTGTATGGACTTAACCAACCGTTCCGAACGTCCAAAGGAATAATTAAGCCACGGCAACCCGTCCGCCAATCCCTTTTGAATATTGGCAATAACCCGGTCGAATAACTCCGGGTTCTTTATAATCGGTATTCTATCCATTTCCGTATATTGTTTTTTTTGCTTTGGTTAGCAAATCCGGGTAAACGTATTGCCAAATCAGTTCAGCAATGTTTTCGTTCGTCAACCCTAATATTTGCCGCCCGTACTTTTTAATCAAATCTTCCGTTTTGAAATCCGACGCCTTAATTTCAAATTGTTTGTCGCCGACTTCCAAATAAAAACTACTCTCAAAATCGCCCTCATCCCGTAACGTTACCCGGTTCGTCGGTTGTCCCTTTTCCTCCTTAATAGCTATTGTTAGCGGGGTATAAGGTCGATAATCCATTATGTCAACGCCCAATCGGTTAATACCTTGTTCAAATAATTGTTCCTCGGCGTTGGCATCAATGATAAACGCCGTTGTCATTCCGTCGTCGATTATGTCCCGTATAATCAACCCGGACGTCAACCCGTCGTTAAATGTATTAACCCGGTTGCGCAAATCAATTATTGATTGTAACCCCGCCATAATGCAATTACGTTGTCCGGTACTTAACGCCCCGGTTGTTGCAACTCAAACAAATACGGTCAATCCCCTGCGTATCTAATCGCAAAGCCTCAAACGCTTTTTTAAGGTCATAACCCAAACCGCCGGGGCGTCCCTCAACATTCCCGTCCAATTCATACAAAATTTCCATTTTAGAGGCGTTGGATTGGTTACGGTTTACCCTTACGTTGGGGTTCATTGCCAACGTGCGCAAAGCGATTGCCGCAACTTGACGTTGTATTACCGTTTGGAATATCGCCCGTTGTTCAACGATAAAATCGGTTAGGTCGCAACCCACCGTTATTTCACAATTCAACCCGTAATTCAGCGTATTAGTGTACATCGTATAGGCTATATCCCACAACTCCGGGTATTCGGCGAATGTTTCCGGGGCGTTGTACATAAACGGGGAAATCTGCAAATACTTTGTCAATTGCCGCCATGCCTCAATATTGCCGTACCCGGTACACGTTCCGCACGGTTCCCGGCTCCAATCTTTCGACACGTTAATTGCTTGCATTCCGGCGGGCAAATCGTCTTGATTGTAGCAAAGGAACCACGCACCCCCGGCGTTGTTTGCATCGCTGATATACGGCAAAAAACAATCTTCCAACGTGAACCATTGAAAGCCGCCATTTGTCAACGTAAAATTCAAATCAAACGTCTTTACGGGGTCAATCTGCGAACTATGGAAAAGGTATAATTTCACAATCCCGGTTCCGCCTGTCATTTGTAAGCCAACTCGGTGTATTTGGGCGGTAATTCCCATTGCCCGGACGGGGATTATTTCAAAGCCAACCAATTTATGTGCGTTCGGTTGGGTTGCTCTGATACGCCCCGCACCGTCAAAGAACGTGCGCCGTTCCAATAGGTTCTTTGTTTCCTTATCCAACCCCTTTATTTGGGTAAACGTTTGTACCGCCGTGGAAATTCCGTTGCGGGTCAAACGCTCCAAATAGTCGGACAATATGTTGTATTTCTCCCAAAAGGTCGAACCCTCGGCGGGAACCTCGGCGACGTTATCAACCAAAGCAACCCAATACAAAGGTTTGCCCGCCGCATCGTTGGCGTATTGTACCACGGTTTCGGCTTTCCATTCCTTTGTATCGTTCCAAACCGGGTATTGAAAGCCCCAATTGTCCGGGACGATTGCCGCCATATTATCCAACGTTACAAGCGGGTGCGCCCCTTGAAAATATAACCCGCTTTCGGTTTCTGTCAACCGTTCGGCGATTGCCTCGGCGGGATTATATGATTGCTCCCAACCAACGACGTTTAATAATTTATCTTGTATCTCTTTAATCCGGTACATACTTCGTAAATTTAAAAAGGGGGCGGGGATAACCACCCCGTCCCCTCGGTTAAATAATCGTTCCGTTTTCCGGCTTATGCGCCTGCACCCCCGGCGGGAAATTCCCCGGCGTTGGTTACATATACGGGCATTCCTAACGGTTCGTTCGGGTTGCGTGCTGTAATCTCGGCTTTGATAATCGGATTTGCCACGGTGTCCGGGTTGCTGTTATATGCTACCATGTAGGCAACATCAACGCTAAATCCGAAATACTCCTTAACGGCACACGTCAAATCAGCGGTTGCGGCTCCCATAATCGCCGATTGGTCGCCAACGGCGGTATAATAATGCGAACCAACGGGCAAATCAATGTACGGCAAACGTACAATGTCCCATTCGTGGAAATTCGCACGGGTGCGGCGGTATGCCTCACGGTCAACACGGGTTAAGATACCAACGTTTCCATCGGCAACGGCAAACATTGTTCCCATTTTGCCCGCTTCATCGGTTACGTTGTTGGTATAATGCAATACCTTGTTATCGTACTCCATGCGCTTGTTAACGTCGTTGTAAACGCCATGTTGCGCCAACTTGCGTATTAGGCTATCAACCCCCGCATTTGCGATAAGGTGGATATATTCCGGGTAACAATTCGCCCGCATGATTGGGTTAATGTCGCCCAAAATCTCGGTTGCCATTTGGGTTGGCACTTGAATAACATTCCCGGTCTGCGTGTAATTAAGCAAAGTTTTGAAAACCTGCGTTTTGTTTGCCTCCAATGCGGCAACGGCTCCTTTATCCAAAGCGTCCGCCAACGCACGGGTTGTTTTCTCCATTTTGCGCATAAAGTCATGGTTGTACGAAATCTCATTGTTTGAGTATGCCGCCGGAACCATTGTAAAACCAATTGCATACGTCGCCCAAACAAGCGTTACCAATGCGGACGTATTTTCATTATCAGCAATAACGCACGAACGCACGTTGCTAACCTGTACGTTTTCGTCATAATTGATAACGGGAACCTGTACCGTGTTACCGATACTTACTAATGCCCTATCTCTCAAATTAGGGCTAATAATTGAGTTGGGGGCGTTGGTTTGCTCAATGAAGAAATCCAATGCGCCGTACTCACACGGGCGGAACATATTACGGTCTAACTCCGGGTTCTCTATCCGCCAATTCTGTACTCTTGTTGCAATTAAACTCATTGTTTAAAAAATTAAATTGTTTATAAATGCGGGTTTACCCTTTACCCGTGTTGTCTTTTACTTTTCCGGTAATGCGGAAATATTGTTGTCTTTCCATGCTTGTTGCATTCCGGCGTCAAATTCAGCCGTTCCGACTTTTAACCCTTGTTGTTCCAACGTCGCCGTAATTGCGTCGTATGCCTCAACCCTCGTTTTTGCGCCGGATATGTCAATAGTAATATTACCGCCCGCACCGCCTCCACTTGGTGCGCCTGTACCACCGCCCGCCGCTTTGCGTCCCTTATCCAAAATACCCATTGTTTCCAATTCACGGGTCAAAAGGTCGCCGGGGGTGTACGGGTTCAACTGATTGTTCGGGTTGCGCATGATTGCGCCGTTTTCGTCCTTAAACGCTAACATTTTGCCGCCCTTTCCGTCGTCGATAAATTCGGGGTTCATGCCCTTAATCTTTGCAATCGCTTGGTCTAACAAAACCTTTGTTGCGCTTTCCGGCAACCCTGCCTTAAACTTCAATCCGGCGGTTGCTGTCTGCAATGCCGTTTCAACACGAATGCCGAACACCTCGTTTGTGTGGGTTTGTTCGGCTTGGTCGTATTTCGTTTTGAGGTCGTTGTATTGGGTCGTAACGCTTTGCAAATCTGCCTTTGCTTGCTTCAATGCCTTTGCGGTTTCCGCATCCGTTGCACCGTCGGCAATGGCTTTTTCCAAACGTGCCTTTTCTTTGGTTAGGCTGTCAATCTGTGATTGCAGACCGTTTGCGCCCTCAACTTTGGTTTTGAACTCGGTTAATACTCGTTTGGCGTAATCAAACGTTTTTTCGGTTCCGTTCTTGGCGATACCGGAAACGGCTAAAATGTCCGCATCCAAACCGCCGTAAATTTCCCCGGTTTTCTTTGCTATTACGCTATTTTCGTCGTTGACTGATAATGTGGTTATCGCTGTCAATTGTTCGTCGGTTAATCCGGCTAATGCCGCATTTGCCTTTAAAACATCAATCGTTAATGCCATAATCTTTCCCTTTGATTATTAAATTAATATTCGGTTACTTTTTGCCCTCGGCTTTGGCGTCCGCCTCGGCTTTTGCTTTGGCATCGGCTTTGGGTTCCTTTGCAGTTGTCGCCGGGATAACGCCCGCCGCTTTCAATTCTGCCAAAATCTCGGCTTTCAATGCTGCCTTTTCCTCGGCACGGGCTTTGGCGTCCGCCTCGGCTTTTGCTTTGGCATCGGCTTTGGCTTTTTCCTCGGCGGCGTTGGCTTTCTCTGCCTTTGCCTTTTCGTCCGCCTCGGCTTTCGCTTTCATGTACTCGTTGGGGTCGTGCAATACGGTAATCGTGTAACCCTGTTTTTTCAGATTGTCGGCAATGCTATTTTCATAACCCTTTTTGCCGAACTTCTGAATACGGGGAATTGATAACCGTTTGCCCGTTTCGCTGTCGAATTTCTTAATTTCGATAACGCAATGATACAAATGTTTCTCATTGTCCGGGACAATGTAGTTTTCGGGCGTAACGTCGATAATCGCAACGTCTTTAGTTTTGCCCTCGCTTACTTTCACTCGCATAATCGTTAAATTTACTTGTTATAAAATTTATTTTAGAGTTGAACGGCATATTATAGCCAAATTCCAAAACGTTAATGTATTCCCGCTCAAATCTGCGTACAAAGTTAGCAAAATTCAACTTTATACGCATATCGTTTTCGCTGATAATGTTCTTTCCGTACAAATCCAATACCTCGGAACGGGTCAAATGTCGGTACGGTTCCAATTCCGCCAACGTCAACATACGTTGCAATTGGGTTGGATTGTTCCGGTATTCCGTTTCGATAATTTGGTTTTGTAGGGCGTCTAATTCCGCCTCGCTTGCGCCGCTTTCCTTTGCCACCTTGTAACGTTCCCGTAACTCCGTTGCGTTGGATAAATAAAACTCCGTGCCGTAATTGACTTTTGCAGAAACGAACAAACCGCCATACCTCAAACGGCAAACGGTTTCATCGACGAATTGTTGCGCCGCTTCAAATCCTTTTTTTACCCGGTTTAATACCGTGCTTTGGCTTTCAAAGTTGGCGGCAATTTGTTGTTCGTTCAATGCGTCCCGTGTGGTTATTTCCTCGTTGGTTCCAACAACCGACGTAATAATATCGTTCTTTAGTCGGTTTTCTTCCTCAACATTATAATCCAAACTCCCACGGTCAACGGTCAACATTTGCACCGGGTTACGCAAATCGGGTTGCTTATCCCCGTCCGGGATTGGTATTTCCACGAACGACCCAACGCCGTTAATACGACTATCCCCGCATTTGGGGCAACGCATCAAAAGCCCGGCGGCATCCAATTTATAAAACCCTTGTTTGTCTTTCAAAAACCCACCGTCGCAATAATCGCCATTTTCGCCGTTACTGAAATCGCAACTTTGTTCATACCCGGAATAAATCGGATATGCGCCGTAAAGGTCTAAATGTCGTTTACTGATATGGTAAAACAAAAACCAATCCAACGCCTCCAATTGCTTGGTTAGCGGGGATTGTTTAACGTCGGGTTCTGATAGGCTCAACGGTTCGTTCCAAAAGAAACGGGCGGGACAATAACCGACGTCGTGCGGGTTATCAACCAACAATTCGCCGATATTATGGTTTTTGTCCTCTCTGAATACCCTATAACGTTCGTCGTCAATAACTGCGATACGCTCCCCGTCCTGTCTGAAAATGATATAATCCATTACCCCCGTCGTTGGGTTGGCTCTGTAATCAATTACGGACGCAATAGGCAACCAATAAAAATACGGTTGCGGGTATTTGTCGCCGGGGTTTTGTTCGCTCGGCATATCGACAATTAGAACGCTGTTTATTTCTGTTTGGAAAAACTCCCAACCTTTCGTACTCCAAATTTCCGGTTCGTGTAATACGTCTTGGCGGTAATATTCCCAATCGTCCCTTTGTTCCGGGTTTTGGAACTGATAATTGAACGCCGGGTTACGACCGTCAAAAATCCGGCTCAACTTATCAAAACAAACGCCCGTTACCTCGTTTGTCTTAACGGGGTAACGGAACAATGTCTTGAACATCTTAAACTTATCATGCGGCAATAGGTTAGAAACAAATGCCATAAAGTCCGTAATCGGTTGGCAAATGTCAAACGACGTAATACGGGTGCGGGCGTGAAAATTAAGGCGTTGTTGATGATAAACGGCTTTGTTTATCGTCTTACGCTTTTTCGGCTCCGTTATCCGTTTTTTTATTTCGTCTATACTCAATCCCATTGTCGTTGGTAAATTTAAAATCGCTGTCTTTGGGTAACTGCCAACCGCCGTTGTTTGGCATCCGCAACAACCTTTCGGCGTGCTTAATCTCAAATTCATCGGTTAAACCATGCGGCGGACAAACTAATTTAACCTTTGTAACCTTTGCCGCCATATCGTCAACCGTTTGCGGGTTTCAAATCGGTTAGCGGGTTGAAATCCGGGGTTACAATTGTGAGGTCGTCCGAATAGTTCGGCAAAAACGCCCATTGTATTGCGTTGCTGTCCGGGGCTTCCAATCCGCCATGCGTTTTGTCGCCAATGAACAAAGAACGAATTGGAATAGGATAATACGTTGTCGGGGTCGTTTCGTCTTGAATAGCTTCAATACTTCCGTTTTCATCAAACAGATAGACCCCCAAATTGTCCGCCCAACTTTCGCATTGCAATTCTTTCATTGCCTTAATTACTGATTGGGGGATTTTACGCATTACGCCCGTGAACGGGTTCGGTTCACGCCCTATAATTTCCTCAACGCCTCCCAATGTTTCGTTACCGCCGCCAAAGGTTCGGGCGGCTCCGGCTTCGTTGGTCGGGGCTTGGATATACGGGGAAACAACAATTTTTGTGCTATCAGCCGCCGACAATAACGGCGTCCATGATGCAAGCAAAGTAATTGCCTTTTCCGTGTTAAAACTGTTTTTGCTTCCATCGTCTTTGGTTAGACGTTGAAACGCTACCTTTTGGATTTGCCCGAAACTTTCGGCGCATTTTACGGCGGGAATATCGGGCAATGAAGCCGCCGCCGGACACTTACAAGTAATCATACTCTTTAAATTTTAACGTTAAAAATTACATTTGTTACCTCGTTGGGCTGTCCCTTTGCCCTCTGTATTACTTCTACGTTGCAAAGTTATAAACTTTTTCCGTTATAAACTTGCATATCTCAATTAAATTGTTAGTTACGACGTTTAACGCCCCGGTTGGCGTGTGCGTATGGTTGTATATTGCCGTCGGCAATCTCTTTTTCATATATCCCGGTTAATCCGTCCTCCGGGTCGTCGTGCGTGTTCGCATCGAAATTACGCAAAAAGGTTGTAACATGGTCGTAAACCGCTTTATACCGGGTTTCCCATCCGAACGGCATAATTATATGTTGGTTTACCATTGCGGAATTAGTGATTATCCGGCTTTCTTTATTACCCCCTTGATAAAACGGGTCGGTAATCGCCCGGACTTTCTTTTTAATAACCTTTTCAAAGCCCGCACCCCCGTTGTTACTCTCAACCCATGCTTTTTGCGTGCCGTTGCGGTTTATCATTGCCGGAACGGTTACGGTTGTTACGTCCGTGTTTTCGTCCGTCATTTCCATATCGGTAATTAGGGCGAATAATAACGGCTCCATCCGCTTTGTCTTTTCGTTGAAAACCATATTGTCGGATTTATAGACGTCATACGTTGCACCAAACAAAAGGTCGTCGCCCTCATCGGCAACGTCAATGTATGCGCCGGAACGTATGTACGTGCCGTAATCGGATTTTTCAACCCACGTTTTGAAAGGCTGATATAATCGCCCCTCGGCGGAACCGGGGTTGCCTTGATATAGGCATTGAAATTGTACCGGGTCTAATGCCTTTTGCGCTTCCAACTTCATACGGTTGTGCCGCCCCTCCCATAATGCAGCCCCAACCGGGCGGGGGTCTATCTCGGTCGGTTCCCCGGTTTTCAACGCCTCAAAGTTTATGCGTACCCACGCCCCCGGCGGTATGTTTTCCAAATCCGCCCAACGGGTTACATCAATGATTATTTCCCCGCTCTTTTCAATGCGTCCTATCAAATCGTCGTCGTGCCAACGGGTAAATACTATAAGTTCTTGGCTATCGTTGTGCAAACGGGTACGAACAACGGTTGTGTACCATTTCCACGCCGCCGCCCGTACTATCGGGCTGTTACCCTCGGCGTAATCCTTATAAACGTCGTCCAATATAGACACGTCCACGGTTTTAGAGGTCAAAGAACCGCCACGCCCTACAACACGCAACGACCCCTTACGCCCTACCATTTCGATAACGTCCGAATTGCGTAAATACGTGTTTGCCATCGTTACGACGTTCGACCCATTTAGATACGTGCCGGGAAACAATTCACGATACCGGGGCGTGTCAATGATACGTTGAACGTCCCGGTTGAAATCCCGTGCAATCGTGGCGGCGTATGAACCTATCACAATTTTTAAATCCGGGTTCAATCCCTCCATAAATGCGGGTAACTTTCGGCTCGACCCCTCGGATTTACCATGTTGCGGCGGTTGTTGTACAATCATCTTTCGTATTTTGCCGTGTGCAAACATATCCAACAACGTATAATAAACGACGTGGAACGGCTCTAATACTAAATCCGGTTGCATATACCGGGCAAAGTTTATAAGGCGTTTACGGGCGGCGGCTTTAACAAGCAAATCCGGTTGTTGCCGGATTGCGTCGTACATCTGCAATAATTGTTCGTTGTTCATTGCTTTGCTCCTTTCTCCCATTTAGAACACGCCCGACGACCTCGGACAATGTAAAATTCATAATGCGGGCAACGTAAACAAATCGGGTTCCCGTTTAAATCCCGGTGTCTATGGTCGTCCGTTATCCATTCCGAAAAACGGCACGTGTCACAAATCTCGGTTTGCCATTCCGGTTGCTTGGTTCCCGGACGGGGTGCGATTACTCTCTTTGCCATTATTGCACCCCTCCTTTCTCGGCTAATGCCTTTTGGTATTCGGCGGATTGTAATTTGTCCGCCAATGCAAACAATAAATCGTCCGGGATTGCTTTAACGTCGTACTTTGGTTTGTCGTCGTCGGTCGTGGCGTTATATCCGGGTATCTCAATTTTAACCGGGGCGTCAAACCCTAACATCTTTGCCCGGCGTTGTTGGATATTCAAAAGCAAATCTAAAAACCGGGGGTTCCCGGCGGACGTTTCGGTTGCGGTTTCATTGTACCCGTAATATTCCGGGTCGCTATCCTCGGCATCGGTTTTGATTGGTCGCCCCTTGTTGGTTTTCTCTTTGGTGCGCATCTTTCCGGTTTTCGACGCCTCCCACGCCTCCCATGCTTGCACCTCCATTGCATCCAATTTGCGCAATTCCTGTGTAACGTAATCGTCGATATTATCCAACCGTTCCCGCTTCCATTCGATAAGGGTTTGTTGCAAGTCGTAATAAACCATTGAAAGCGTAATTGTGTAACCAACGCCCCGGTCGGACAAATCCCGGTTCAATGCCTCGGTTATTTCCCGATAAGTATAACCACGTAAAAACAGATTGGAACAATACGCAATATCATACGCCCGTTGTTCCTCGGTACGCTTGTTATATCCGGCGGGTTTCCGGTTCTTATTACCCGTTTTCAATTTTTCCATTTTTCAACCTCTTTTAATGTTCAAACGGGGTAAAAAATCGACCTTTGCGCCTTTTTGCTTTTCCGCCCTTTTGGTTCCTCGGTTCCTTTGTCCCTTTTCCCCTTTGGTTCCTTTCCGGCTCTCTATGTCTTTTCTTATCCCGTCCCTCCTTAAAACGTGTTTACCCTTTACAAGTTATTTGCGGGGAATTTCCATTTTAAGAGGCTTTTGTTATTAACTCAATACTTTTATTGTCTTTATGGTTATCTTTCAACCACGGGGCAAATTTACGGGTTTTCCGGGGCATTGCCAAACCTTTGTTATCTCATGTATATAAACGGCAAAACCCCGGCTTTGTTTCCGGGGCTTTTATGCCTATTGCCCTATACCGTTTTCGTATCTCCCATTTGAGCAACGATAATGCGATTGGGTTCCACGGGGGTTGGTGTATTCCGTTCCCCCTTTCATTGTCTTTATTGCCAAACATACCGGGGCGGGCTTTCCATTTACCGGAAATTCTGGGTTAAAATATCGACACGTTCCGCATATATTTTCGGGGCGTCGATTATCCGGGGCGCATCCGGTCGGCATATTGGGAATTTCCGACGAACATTTATTTTTCATTGCGTCGCCCTCCTTTGCGTTTATTCTTTCCCCGGCGTTTATCCCGTGGGTTGCGCCGTGGCATTTCGACCCGGTGTATTTCAACCGTTGTTCCGGGGAACATTTCGCCGAAAAATTCCGCCATTGCTTCCACTTCTTTTGGCACGTCGAACGCTTCCGGTTTCTTATACTCCCTTTTGCGTTCCGGTTGCTTTTCCATTTGGACGGCGGGGCAAACGTCGATAAGCGGGCAACCCTTACAAGTGTTCACGGGCTTTGCTTTCTTTTCGCTTTCGCAAATCGCTTTATATTTCCGGTCGTAATCCGCCGTTCTAAATCCGTGGTAATCGTCCCGGTGTGCGCTTGCACGTGTAAACATTTCCATTGCTTCAACCGCAATGCGGGCTAAAATAAAATCCGGGGTATCATTAAACGCCTTTTCCATTGAATTACGGTTTACTACCTCGGCAATCTCATTAATTAATTGTTCTCTGTCAATCATCGCTCTATTATTTTTTGGGTTTATATTCTTTGCAACGTAAATTCCCGCACCTTTGTTCAGATTTGAACGCCTCACAATAACCGTTCCCGTTTACGTCCTCATACATGAAATTGGAACAATCGCCGCAACCTTTGTTCGGTTCGTGCGGGTGTGTCCGTTTATAATTTGGGTCGGTTTGGCGTCCTTTTACTTTGTCGTATGCCATTTCCAACAAATCCCGTTGCGGTATGCCTAATAATGCGGCGGAATGAAATACGACGGCGTTAAGGTCTGCCAATTCATCAATTACGGCGTTCATTCGTCCGGGGTCGTCAAATTCGGGCATTGCGTGTTTAACTGCCGCTTTGTACTCGTTAAATTCTTCCTCCATTTTCCGGCAACGGGACGCAATGTTTGTTCCGAACAACTCATTAAACAGATTGGCAATTTGAGCAACAACCGGACGGGCGGGTTGCTCCGTGTAATTCTCGGCGGGGGTTCCTTTGGGT